AACCGCCTTTGAACTCAAACCTATCAGGAATACCTTCCCTTCTTAATGCTTGAGATTCTGACTTCCAACTAATTGTTCTCTTTTTACCAGAGTCCAAAACAGCCTTTAACATGTTTAGACATACTTCATCAAACAGTACTGAGTCACAGTCATCAAACACAAGAATGTCTCCTGCATTTGAGTTGTTATAAAGTGTTTGGAACAAACCGATTGGTGTCATAGAACCTTTAACAATTTCTGTTCTAGGTGGCTGGTTAGCCAACTTAGTCATCATGTCGTATTCTTCTAATACTTTTTCAACACCAAAACTTTTACCAACTCCTGGAGGACCACTAACAATAAGTCCGCGGACTACACCATTAGCAACTGCATCAGTCATTTGGTCTAAAATGTCAAAACGTCTTGCAATACGATCAAGTGCTTCTTTAATAGTTTCTTCTTTTTCTTCAACTACTTTTTCAACTACTTGATCTTCAGCAGGAACATAAGAAACATCTTTTTCAGATTCAATCAAAACACGGATTGCTTTCTTAGATGGATCAAGTACCTTACTTGCATCAACGGTAATGAACATACCTTTTTTGCCATATTGAATTGGCTTCACCAAAGGAAATACCGTGTCCGTAATCGGAGCATTTCGGTAAGTGCCTTGGAATATCTTTACTTGGTTTGTCATATTTGCCTCCCACAGCAATTATTTAATCTACTTGTATAGTATAACATCATTCTGTAACTTGTCAACCGTTTAGTTGAATTAGTTTAAAGTTCTTTTTGTTAAACTATGCCACTATTATAGCAAAATCTTAGTATTTGTCAACCGTTTCTAGCACACAAACCGCAATAGTATGAGAATTTGTGTCAGAAATTGTGCAATGTGAGGCAACTATGCCCTCGGAATCCATGAAATCTTTCAGTTTTCCGAGTGGATTTAGACACGGTTTTCCTCGATCATCTCTTAGAATTTCCATGTTTGACATAATTACATCGCCCCTAATACCAGTACCAAATGCTTTAGAAACTGCTTCTTTGCAGGTAAATTGCTTGATTAGGTACTTAATTGCTTGGAATTTGTTTAATTCGTGATATATGCCAAGTTCTGTTATGCTTAGAATCTTAGTTGCTAACTTAGTGCTACTTTCGTAATCATCTAGTCTGCTATTATCTAAAATATCAGTCCCAATACCATAAATCATTCGTCACCCGATTACTATATCTTCCATTCCTGCTGTTCGCAGTCGTGTAATATGGCCTATTTGCCATTGCTTAGTATCAAGTCCTTTCATAATACCTAAGTATTGATTACGCAAAAGGCTGAATTGGTTAGTAAGGTGTGTAAGGTCGATTACATCTTGCTCACTATCTACAAATTTTTCAGCATCTCTACTTGAAAGTTGTCTGTTATATGTCTCTAGATACTTTCTAAAAGTAATAGATCTTACTTTCCGTAATTCAATATTTAAGTGTTCGAGTATTGCTTCTATCTCTTGTAATTGATTAAAGCGATATTCAGTAATGCCAGGTAAGGCAGAACTAGATTTCTCTAGACTGCCTTTAATCCTACATTCGTATCTGGCGTCATTAAGTTCTTTTTCAAAGTAAGTAATACTGTCTACAATACTACCTAAATCTACTACAACTTTATTATACCACGTACTCATTTAGTAATCCGAATAATTATCGTCATCTTCATCATCCCAGTCATCGTAATGAGATACAATGGCGGCTTTCATAAATTTGTCGAATTCGTGAGCATTAACTTCTAGGTCTCCCATATCAATATGCTCGTCAAAAATTCGGAGTAATCTTTCTGCTTCGTGCAATTTCTCCTTAATCGCAATATGCGATCTAACAGAATCCCACACTTCGTGCAGTAATGATACTTCAGGACTCATCTATATATTCCTCTTCGGTTGGTTCAAACTCATCAGGGTCAATATCCTCTTCGGTTACATCCACTTTTGGATTTTGTCCCCATTCGTTTATAATTACCTGAAGTCTCTCTCCGGTCCATTGTTTCCTGAACTCTTTTATCTCTTCACCTGTTACAGGCGAGATGTAAGAGAGTTTGTTTCCGACTTTTTCCACTACACCCTTGGATTCAAGCATTTCTATCATACCACTGTATGGATCCATGCCAGTATCCCACGGAATCTTGACTTGTACACCTTCAAAAGGTTTACTATATCTAGATTTCATAACTTTACAAGCCGCTCTTATGCCTTGAACCGTTGATACTTTGTTACCGTCTGCGTCTTCTTTTAATTTAAGTTTCTTCATTGCGACAACAATACTACTTGCATATATAAAGCCTTGTCCTCCACTAATCTTATCATCTGGATCAAACATATCCTGTGATGCATAAGTGTGATTAGTGCAGACTAAGGCTATCGGAAAAGGTGCAATTTGATTAACTGTATTTCTAACTAAGGCTGTTAGTGCCTTAGGCTTTCTACCCATATCTCCTTTCATATCTCCTTTTTGGAATTGTGCTACATCAGTTGGTGTTAATAACATACCCAAACTATCAACAACAAAAATTAACTTTGGCATCTCGTCATATTCAAGATCTCCATAGTTTGTTTTGTAGTCTTTCAAAAACTCTGATATTGCTTTAGCAACATCGTCAACCATTGAAACACTAATTTTTAATAGTTTTTCAGGTGATGTATCAACATCAAGTGCTTGTAGCCATTCTTCATCAAGTGCGTTTTCTGAATCAAACAACACTATTTGACACCCTTTGTCCTGGGCATTTTTGACAATGTTTCCAGCACAAACAAATGATTTGCCGGAACCGGATTCACCTGCAAAAACACTGACTTTGCCTAGTGGAATCCCTCCGTTGAAGTCTCCACTTATTAAATAATCTAGTGTGTAGTTGCCTGTGCTAACCCAGTCTCTAGGATCATGAAAGCCTGCACTGATACCAGTGATGCTTTTAGTAATACCCGTTCTGAACTTTGCTAAGTCAAATGGTTTCTGCATGACTATCTCCTTAAGATGTTGATCTGTTACGAATCAAATTCAGAATGTCATCTGCTGATTTTTTACCTTTATCTGCTTCTACAACCGGTGCAGTTGCCGGTGCAGTTGCCGGAGCCACCGCTACTGGTTCAACCACTGGTGCTGGTGCAGGTGTTTCAACAACAGGTGCTGTTGTTTCTGCTACAGCCGGTGCTGGTGTAGATACTGTTACTTGAGCAGACTCACTAGTTTGTTGAACTGCCGTAGCAGGAACTTCTACCCCATAAGGTCTGTAAAAGTTACCCCATCTTGCAGGGTCATACAACTCACCATCTACTGAAGCCGCAAACATTTCTTTAATTGCTTGATAACTTTCAGCGGTTGGGTGTGCTGGCAAGTAATCACTTAGGTTAAATAACCCATTTGTGTCAATTGCCGCTAGTTGAGTTTCATCTAGTGAAGTGTCTTTACGAGCCCAACTTGATGTTGAATAATCAGCATATTGTCCTTTAGTAGTTTTAGTAACTTTAAAGTCACAGCCGTTAACATAATCAGTTGGAATATTTTCCATATCTGGGTCCATTAATGCGGACTTAATTATGTTAAAGATCTGTGGTGATATAACAAATCTTCTGATTGGATTCTCCGGTGATTCCTCGTTTAGAGGATTATCATATACAAACCCTTGGAAAATGTAAGAACGTTTTTTCCAATATTTTCTGCCCATGTCTTCAAGACTTGCATCTTTAAACCAAGGTCTAACTTCAGTTAGAACTGGACATGTGTCACCGTACATTTCACCACAAGGTACTTGTACTGTAACAGGTTTGTTATCTCCGCCCACTACACCTGGAAAGGTGAGACGGATCATTTGACGTTCAACCCAAAAGAAAGTATTGTTAGTTTCACTGTCAGGTAAGAACCTTAGTGATACTGACGTACCTTCGTCAATGTTCCAATGAGGGAATATTGCGTTATCGGATTGCGTTCTGTTGAAACCAGGCTTGGTTTCCATTGAGGCGAGCTTTGCTCGAATTTCTGCTAATGAGGCCATGAT